CGGGCCTTGGTGCTGCTGGTCAAACTGGCGGTTTCGGTAACCTGTTCAACTTCGGCACGGGGGCTACATCATGAATCCCATGAACCGCAAGATGTTCCGTGATCCACGGGCCGCGAAACGTGCAACTGGGATCTTGGCTTCGTCATCACCTTTGATGACGGCAGCGCAGAAGGCTATGGCACAGGGTCAGCCGGTCAAGGCGCAGACTGGGGCCAGCGTGAACACGCGCAGGCGTACGTTGCTTGAGGATTTAGCGGCACTTCCGTCAGATGTGCGGGCGGGGATTGCACAAATGATGTCTGGTGTTTCTCCTCAAAACAGACGAGCTATTCAGTATCCTTTGGAATATTTTGGAATGCCTGTTCCCGATAGTGCGCCGGGAGTACCCGTTGGCACTGTTGTTTCAGACTTGAACCGCCTGTTATATGGCACAGACACCTCTCAGTCTCCCGTTCAGTCTGCCTTACGCACTGCGGACAGGGCTGTTACAGATGCGTTGACAGCGACAGTTAGAGAACCTTTGCCGGGAGTTAACCAAGAAAACATAGAGGCTGCGGGTAGAGGTATTGTGAGCGCGTTCACCCCAAGGCCGGTTGCTGTGAGTGCTTCGCCGGAGGAGCAACAAGCTATGGGCGAGGCCGAGGCTGCTAGGTTTGCCGAGAGGCAAAGAATCATGGAGTTGAATGACCGCGCAGCGGCAGCGGCAGCGCCGGGAGCGGACACAGGGGCGGGAGAGCAGTTAGCTACGACCCGGCAAAATCCCAATTATACTCCGACAGCAGGCGCTTCAGGTGATACGGGAGAACTAAGCTCTGAAGATGCGCTGTTGATTGCAGCGCAAGGCAGCGGTAGTTCCGCAGCAACGGAAGCGGCGAAAGACCTGCTAACAGAAACTCAAGAAGCTGGTGGCAAGGTTTCCGCGCCTACTGTTACTTCTAAGAACGTGACGCTTCCCGAAGGATTCAACACCACAAGTGCTCCCGGCACCGGCACAGAAACCACTACTGGACAGACTAAACCAGAGGATGCACTGCCAGACAGCTTAAAACCAACTCCTGAGTCTGCTGCTGACTCTACTAAAAAAGAAGCTAAAGAAAACGATGCGCTACTTAACATCTCTGATACGAAACCTGATGGTAAGCCCCTTACATATAAGGAGCGGGTGCAGGCTCGATTCGAGGTGCTGAAGGATTTGATAGGCGAGGATAAGGCGAAAGATATCCGCACTGACAAGAACTACAATTTGATGATGTTAGGTCTTCGGATTGCAGCAGGGCAAGATCCAAACGCGCTAACAAATATTGCAGCAGGTGCGGGTCAGCAGCTTCAGGAGTTCGGCGAGGCTTCGGGTGAGGCAAGCCAGCGTAGAGCCGACAAGATCGAGGGCTTGGTCCTGCTTGCTGCCAGCGACGTGTCGGAGGAGATGAAGGCAGAAGCGGCACGTGAGTTTGCTGCCAGCGAAAGTGAGAAAACTAGACTGTTCCAAGCGGGTGAAGCACAAAAGGGTCGAGACTTCCAGTTCGACATGAACATGTTCGACAAAAACTTTGCCTCGCTGGAAAGCAGCCTCAACCGTCAGCATGATCGCGCTATGCGTGTTCTTGGTGAGGGGTACGCGGATCGTCGTGCGAAGAATGCCGCTGATCTACAGATCGCAATTCGTAACGCAAACAGTCAGGATCAGATCAACCTTGCCGTTGCCAACTACGAGTTTCAAGCTGACATGGCCGCTAATGGTCGCGTCTTTGATCTTCAGAAGCTCATACTGACACAACAGTTTGCGGCAGAGCAGGGTGCAGACGATCGTGAGTTTAGGGCAAAATTGGCTATGATCCCCGGTGATACTCAACGCCTGTATGAGAAGTACCTTACCCCCGAACAGGTCGCTAGGGTTCTTCTTACAGACAAGAGCAAGGCAAACCGCGATAAAGAGCGTGGAGATTTCATTGAGAAATTTACTACGACACAGAGTTCAATGGATCTTGTTCGTGACGCTCTCGCTTCGAAAGGCGTGGGAGAAGCAGAGATGCCTAATGCAATCGCCGAGTTTGCTGCGGGCTTATATGACGAACATATTTGGCCGACTAGCTAACGGAGTCGAACATGGCTCTCATTGACGACATCGCCTCTAAATATGCTACCAGCCCCGGAGTGGGTCAGTCCGAAGAGGAAAAAGAATCTACCTTTCAGGAGATCGGCGAGGGCATTGTCTCTGGCCTAATCGGCATTCCACAGGGAATCGCGGAACTCGGAGCTTCGGCAGTTGATCTGGTTGCCGACACCGATTACGCACGAGATGTTACAGACTTCTTCGAGGGGGTTCGCGCTGCTGGTGGCATTGACCCCGAAGGCGCTGCCGGTGAGATAGCCGAAGTTATCACACAGTTTGCTGTTCCTGGTCTTACCGCTGCCAGCCTTGTTAGTAAGGCAAGGATTCTAGCCAACGCCCCTAAGTTTGTTCGTGGCGCTGCACAAGCAGGTGCCGCTGGTGTGACTGACGCCGTTGTTACCACCGAGGGCACAACAACTATCGGTGATTTCTTTGAAGGTGGCCCGACACAAACAACAGACCTAATCGGCCTTGAGGGCCGAGAGGCCGCACTCGCCCGCATGGGCAACAAGCTCAAGTTTGGACTAGAGGCGGCAGGGGCCACGGCTTTGATCGAGCCAACCCTGAAAGCAATAGGACAAGCAGGTAGATTTGCGACCACAGCAGCCACACCAGTAGCTGCTCCGGTGGCTCGTGCTGCGCTTGACGCCGGCACTGCGCTTTCAACCACTGCCTCGGAGTTGATTTCTAAAACTCCGTTTGTTGGTAATTTACTAACAGCCGAGCGTGTCGAGGACATCGCATCAGTCTTTAGATTTCGTGGCAACCTTCCGCAAGATGTTGCCGAGGTTCGCTCTACAATTCGTGGCAAAGTAGAGGCGGAAGCCACAGCAGCGTACACCACACTGTCTCAGCTTCGTAAAAATTTGGATCAAGCCTACAAGGGTGTTGAAGAAGTCATGGTGGCACAAACACCGATGACTCGCGCTGACCTCAACAACAATCTTTACGGCTTTCTGACCGGTGAAGTCGGCGAAGAGGTTCTCCCTGATTTTGTCAAAGCGCAGGCAAAGCAGATGCGGGAGCAGGTAGACGGCCTGTCACGCAAGATTGAGCAGTCAGACTTTTTGCAGGGCAAAGAAGAAGTTCTGTCGCAGATCAAAAACAACATCGGATCTTACCTTCGCCGTAAGTACAAGCTGTTTGAAGACGAGGGTTTCCAGAAAACCGACGAGTTCAGGCAGGCTCGTGCCGACACTGTTGAGCTATTTAAGAAAAACCCGAAGGTGTACGAAAAGTTCTACAAGCGCGTATACGGCGCCGGCAAGAAGGCAGAAGATGATCTGCCTGTGATTGTGCCTGAAGAGGACTTCATTGGCGTTGGCAAATCAATGCGCGTCAAAGAGTCCGCAGCCGAGGATTTGGTCGCTAAGTTTCTGGCGACTGCCAATCAAAAGCGTAAAGCCTATGTCCCCAAGTCGGGCACGGTGACTTCGCGCACGGCTATCGACAAGCTGAAGACGGACATGTTCAAAGCACGTACGGTTAACAACCAGACCATCCGTCGTCTTCTCGGCGAGGTCCGAGATCCGGAAGAGGCGTTTGTCTCCACGGTTGCTGACATGGCTGAGTTTACAGCAACAGATGATTTTCTTTCGTATCTGGCAAGGCAGGCAGATCGTCCGGGTGAAGGTATTCTTAGCAAGGAGGCGTTTGAGCAGCTACCTCCTGAACTGCAAGCCAGCTACAATGTCCTGAAAGAAGACTACTGGGGCATGGCGCAGGGCATGGCTGTGTCAAATCGTGTCCACCGTGACCTAACTCGTGTAGTTAGTGGCGATCTCGGCATCATGGCTAACACTGCCCGCACTCTGTATTCTGGGTTTTTACGTGGCAAGGGTGCTACTCAGTTCTCGAAAACTGTGCTGTCACCAATTACGCAGGTTCGTAACGTAACATCTGCTTCTCTGTTCGCACTGGCACAGGGCAACGTGGGGCGTGGTGCAAACCTGTTCGAGTCTTTCAGCACCGTTTTTGACAACATCACAAAGCGCGGTGATAAGGTTACGTATTACACCAAGCTGCAACGTCTAGGCGTCATCGGTAACCAAGCGCAGATTCGAGAGATCGACCGTCTGATGCAAGAGGGTCTTGGTGTTACTCGCGAAGCTGATGAAGTCGTTGCTGGTGTTCGCGTGGGCAAACAAGGCGGGAACATGTTTACCCGATCTAAGGGTGGGGCATTCCTGCAAAAGGGGACAGGTCTTGCCCGAGAGCTATATCAGGGCGGTGACGATGTTTGGAAGATCTACAACTTCGAGTTCGAGCGGAGCAAGATAACTTCTGCTTTTGGAACTGAGAAACAGGCCGCAAAAGCAATACGTGCCTCTAACCCCGAACGATACAGAGGGATGGCAAGCGAACAGGTTTTAGACGATTACGCTGCGGACATTGTCAAGAACACCGTTCCGAACTACGAGCGGGTGCCAGAGTTCATCAAGGGGATTCGTAAATTGCCTGTCGGTAACTTCATCGCTTTCCCCGCAGAGATCATTCGCACTAGTGGCAACACACTGAAACAGGCACTCACCGAACTTGCCAGTGAGTCCCCTGAACTACAGCGTATTGGTATGCGCCGACTGACAGGTCTCACCTTCACAACTATGGCAGCGCCTGTAGCAATTCAACAGACGGCGATGATGCTGACGGGTGTTGATGAGGATCAGCTAAACGCTGTTCGGCGTAGCGGTCCCGAGTGGTCTCGCAACAGCCGGTTGATTCCTACCAGCGTCGATGATGACGGTAACCTCACCGGCTACATGGATTTCAGCTACACGAACCCATACGATTATTTGCAGCGGCCTATTCAAGGTATTTTTAATGCTGTTGTGGACGGGCAGGATCTTGGCAAGGATCCTGGAAAAATTGCATTTAATGCAACTATCGAAGCGGTGAAGGAAATATTCGAGCCGTTTGCGGGCGAGTCAATCATCACCGAAAAGATTATTGATACAACGCTGCGCGGCGGACAGACCAGAACAGGTGCTAAAGTTTTCCGTGACGTGGACGAGACCGGAACCAAGGCATACAAGAGCTTCGTTCACATTCTCGATGCGTTCAACCCGGGCATGTCTCCTGTCGATTTAAAGGCACAGGCCAAAACAACTCAGATGCCGGGTGTGCAGATGGGCAGGTTCATGCGTGGCATGGTTAGCAGTGAAGCTGATCCCGCTGGCAATGAGCGTTTCGCCGCCACGGAATTCTTGCGGGCAGTTACCGGACTGTCTGAAATTGAAGTGAAGCCTGACAACATTGTTATGTACTCGTCCTTCGATTACTCGGGCAACATCACTGGCGCACGACAGATCTTCAACACCGCAGTTAAGACTCGCGGTGCACTGACCGACGCAGAGGCGCTTAATGTTTACCGAGACGCAAACGAATCATTGTTCCGTGTTCAGAACAAAATGTATCAGACTGTTCAGGATATGCGGGCACTTGGCATGCGGGACTCCGAGATTCGTCGGGCACTCAAGAAGTACAAGATCGGCAACGTAAACGAACTTATGCGTGGGCGGTTTGTGCCGATGGCCGTTAGTCAAGAAACCAGACGTGAGGTACGCACGAACGGAAACCGTCTTCCCATGAGCGAGATCCGAGGCATTGCTAGAGAGTTCCGAGGTCGAAGACTCGGCGCGACAGAACAACCTACCGAGGTTCAGGAAGCTCCAACCTCGGACGTTTCATCGATAGTGCAGGGGTTGCTTACTTCTTCTGCCCCATCGGCACCGAACACGGGGGCACTTTCTCCCTCTGCCGCTGCTCCTCCGTCAGCGGCAGTGGCCCCCGTACCCACAACGACCACGCCGCAGACTCGTCTGGCTCTGGCTGGTCTCAATCCTGCAACGCAGGCGATTGCAGCGAGGAACCCGTGATGATCCGCTGGCTGCGTAACCTGTTGCGTCCTGTTCGCGCCGCTGACCTGAGTCAGCATCGGCTGCACACCACCCGCTATGAAGACCTTTGTATGTAAGGAGAATCCCATGAACCTTGAACAGTTACAAAAAGAACTAGCCGCCGACGAAGGATGCAAGCTCGAGATCTATTTGGACCATCTCGGCTACCCAACCGTGGGAATCGGCCACCTGATTACCGAAGATGACGAGCTTTACGGCTTCGAAGTAGGCTCAGAGGTCTCTCAGGAGCACGTCGATGAACTATTCCACGACGATGTCCAACGAACTCTACGAGATTGCGAATTTTTGTACAGTGATTTCAATGACTTGCCAGAAGAGGCACAATTGATCATTGCCAACATGTGCTTCCAACTAGGCCGTCCACGCCTTACTGGCTTCAAAAAAATGAAGGCGGCGGTCGATTCTCGGGACTGGCGCGAGGCCAGCCGCCAGATGTTGGACTCGAAGTGGGCTAAACAGACCCCGAATCGGGCGTCTCGTTTGTCTCATCGGATGGCGGCGTTGGGTGATACATAAGGTAGAACACATCGCAGTCCTTGCAGTGTAGGTTCGAGACGATGAAATAGTCTT